AAACTTAAGCCTGAAAAATTAGTCTCGTAAGGCATTATATATATATATAATACAATATTTTTATCCAGGGAGATTTCCTAAAGCATTTGGAATATCTTGATTATAAAAAACACCAACCGGCATTATGGGTAAATTCATCGGTTTATCAAAATCAATAGCTAAACCCGGTTTTTGATGACGAGCATATCCTGTTTGTGGATACATATATCCATTTTTATCTCTTTCAAATCTTCCATATTTTATGCCTTCTGGCTCTCCTCGACACGGGAGAACACGTCGCATAGGATTAGCGTAACCGCTTGAAGCTTGAGATAACACATCATCAATTGCTGTAGATCCTGTTGGATTCAATAAACCAGGTGCAGGTTCTCTCACATTATTTAGTCTGATCGGTTCGCTTCCAGTAAAAGAAGTTGATAAAGAAAAAAAATTAGGTTCAAAACTATCTTTCGTTGTATTTATACCGCTATATAATCCAACTGGGTCAACCATTTATATATAATATAATATAATATTTTATTTACAATATTCTATATGATATTTTGTTTTTTGATGCCTTGACTTTTGACCAAATGAAATTACTCTTCCACAACTACAAGTAAATTTTTCTTTATTTTTTTCATTTAGTTTATCTTTATTTTCTAAATACCACTGATGTTTCTTTTCTTTTGTTTCTTCTTTTTTGTTGTAATCAGCATAGTATTCTTTTCGTTTTTCTACTGAAACTCTACCTTTTTCGCTCTCACGGTATTTTTTATCAGCAATAGCTTTTCTCTCTTTTCGTAGCTTTTCTTTTTCTTCTGGTGTGTTAGGCATTTTCTTAGTGTCGTTATTATCTTCCATCTTTGTTGTTATATAATATTATCTATTTTCTAAATCAATTTTTTTTAAAACTAACAAAATTGATAATCTTATATTTATTTATTTTTTTATTTACTGAATAATTTCTATCTCTCTTCCAGAACCCACTCGCAACTCGCTTGTGCATTCTGCGAAGATATTAACTGTTACACCAGCTGCTGCTAGACCTGTCGTCTCCAAAATAACATTCGCCGATGTAGAACGAGTGTCCAAACCAGACGCTAATCTACCGAAGTCTGACTCTGGAAGTGCGAACCGCATACACTGCACGAAGTAGCTGTCTAAATACTGATTCATAGTCATGGTATTATTCATGTGGTAGCTATCAATAGAATTTTTAGTAACAGCATAGAATTCAACTGGCGACATTTTGAAAGAAGGAATTGAAGCACCATTGACCTGTAAAGCAAACTGGGTTTCCGCTGTAATAGCACCTTGTGGTAAATGGCTGAATCTGAAGTAACGGCTGGTATATTTTTCTTTGTTGGTATCTAATACACCACCAGAATCATAGCTTGGTAATCCAATATCAACTTCGGTGGCGGTTGCGATAGCAGTATTGGTGGCGGTTGATGCAAAGCAACCAGCACGTTTGTATCCAGCGACGGGGTGAGGACCGGCATTTGCCGAGTATGTAGTGGCTCTGTAGGTTATCCACATTTTGTCCCATGAAGCCGAATTGATGGAGAATTTTGTAGTCCCTGTGTGGTTATCTTGGAACTGGAAATAGTTCTTAAATGGTAGCGATAGATACCCGACACTCGCGATTCTTTGCTCGACTATTTGGTCTAAGACACTCGACGCCATACCCAAAACCTCAACTTGCATATTGATTCCAGTTAATTCATATACTGGCGAAACCCCATTAGCAGCACAGAAGTTGTTAGTTCCACCAGCATTAGATGGTAAAGCAACATTTGAAACCGATGGGCATACTGTGTTTTCAGCTAATGTGATTTCTACAGTTATTTGGGGTAAAAGACCAGTGTCTATTATAGATGGTTCTAAAGTGCCTAGAAACGAGTCCCAGTAGTCAATTACAAACTGGTCACGACCAACACCTTTATTACCCGAACCTCTATAATCTTCCGCAGCATTCGCCGCTGTTAATTCTTGATGGTCAGCTCCTAAAGCATTGTGATAAGATTTCTTTCTTACAATTTCTGGGTGACCAGTAGCAGCATCACATTTGCTTCCCATTAAACTATCTTTAGCGTGACGTAAGACGTTGTAGTTATCAAAGTTATTAGCAACCAAGACACCACCACAGAAGATGGAAATGCGAGCGATTAATGAATCTATTTTATTTGGAAGCCGTCCACCATTTGTGGTCATGCCTGCAGAGAATATCATACGAAGCGATTTCAAATTGACCAAACTATTAGACGGTAAATCAAATCTTATAATTTTATTTGCACCCGCTGTTTGGTTAGTTTGCGGGAATATCTTGTAGTGAGATGTAGATACGCCTTGAAGACGCGACATAAAGAAAGATACGTTTGCAGGTAGTACACCGGCCATTTTTATTATAATACTAATCAAGATAAAAATTTTTAAAAATTAATTTATATTATTATTTACAAATTAATTTTTTTATAATCTTGGGCGACCATAATCACTCCAAGTAAGAACACTTTGAGTTTCTCTTGCTGGAAGCGGTGGCTGCGGTGGAATTGTGTCTAAAGTTTTTGGGACGGATACTTTGATTATTTCTACTTTTATTACTGCGTCAAAAAATAGATTACCTGTTTGATTTTGTTTTTTAGATTCAAAAACTCCAGTTGCAGAATCCTCTAATCCAGAGGCTGTTCCTTCTCCTAATGTTGGACTATTAAATGGTCTTCCTAAAGGTCGGTTTCTAGAATCTGTTAAAAAGATGCGAAGAGAACTTAATTTTCTTTGCTGTAAATTAACAAAGTATTCATCACTAGAACCTGTTTCAAAAGTAATAAATTCTACATCACGATGTATTTTAGCTAAAATGTTAGAGTTAATAATTTCACCATCGTAGCGACCTGTAGTTGTATTTCCAATAGGGTCGGACAAAACAATAGATTCAATACCATTTGAATTGGATTGAACTCTTACATAAACATTAGGGTCAGTCATGCGTTGTGCAGGATAAAATCCTTCAACTAAAATAGAAGTAGCACCTGTAACAGATACTTTAAAAGAATTATCAGTTGTATTGTCTCCTGTTGAGCTTCCATCTATTCCATTAGCTCCTAAAAGAGCAAATGAGTCACCAACTTCTCTAAAGCACTGTATAAATAAGTTACCGGCAGAAATACCATGACTCGCGTCAAATTCCATTAATACAGAAATTAGACGGTCGTCAGTCGCATGTAATCCTAAAGTGCTATCGGGTGTTACTGTGTTTGTAGATGTCGTAGCAGACGACCCACCAGCCTGAATTTGTGCTAATATAGCGTCTCTCATTACTGTAGCAAATTGAGTCGCCATGTCGCCTATAGTTTTATAATTTTTTCTGGGTATATTTACTTCTGTAGCTCGTATTGTTGAACCAATATCAGAAGTAACTCTAAATTTACAATTGTTATTATTAACCATATAAATGTTGTTAAACATATTGAAGTTCACAAGAGATAATCTAATTATTTCACCATCATCCGCTGTTATAGCGTTATCTCCAAGATGGACTAAATAATTATCACCAGTTGATGCACCATCACCAATAACAGATGATTTTCCTGAATCAATAAAAAGATTATAAGTATTTACAACATTCTGTGATTCATAGCGACTTTTATGAAGACTCATTTATAGTATTAGTATATTTTTTTTTATTCTTTTTTTTCATTATTTTCATTTTTAAGTGTTAAGCTTTCTTCGGCATCTATAATTTCCATTTCGTAGCTCTCATTTGGTTCAGCTACAAATCTTGATGGTATTTGTTCTACTTTTTCCATAATCTCTTGTAGTTTGTCTATTTCCTCATTTTTGCATAAATCATATACCCATTCAGCCCATAATTTAGGAACATCAGGGTATAACTCGCTCATAGTTTTAAGAGCTAATTTTTTCTCCCCTAATTGGTCTTCCGTGTAATTAAAATGATTTTCTGTTTTAATTCGTTCATAGCCAGGTATAGCGTAAGAAGTCATTCTTTTAATAATATACAATATTTTTTTTCTAAATGTTTTTATACAAAAAACTTAATCACTTTCCTCATCTTCTGCTATTTCTTGCTCTATCTGCGCTCGGCTGAATCCGCCTAAAAATCTTGAACGGGCGGTTTGCATAGCCGATGTCATAGCAGCAGGTAATCCACTACCGCTTGCTTCAGAAGCCTGAACTCTTTTTTCATCATTTAATAATTGAACCATAGCTTGTCTTTGTGTTGGATTTGGGTTTTGTGCTAATAAGTAACGATGAACATCTTCAACAGAAATTAATTGTGTAGGTAAATTTGATTGTTGTTGTTCTAAAATTCTCATCATTGGGTCAGAAAAATGAGCTAAAGCATTATTACGAGTGTCTTCAGGGAAAGAACCTAAATAAGCTTGAGCTGACCGTGATAAAAACCTGCGGAAAGATTGACCTTCTGGGTTAGATACAAATTCTTCAAGTCTTCCGAATGACCTTTGTTGAGCAGTCATTCTCCTTCTAGCAGGTCTTTCTGATATAATATTTAAATCAATTTGAGATGATACTGTTTGAAAAGAAGGCTCACGAGATTGTTCTGATGCTGCTCTTAATAGTGTAGGAACAAGAGGGTCATCACCAGTAGAACTAGAAACACTTGAAGCAACAGAACTGGGTATAGATGTGCTTCCTGTAGGTGTTAATTGTGATAATTGCATTATTGGTGGTTGATTGTTGGTTATATTTACAGCCGAAGGTAAGTTTTGAGAACCTATCTGATTTCTATAATTAAATATAGCATTTGCGGCTGCTGTTTCTCTATTATTTACAGCGTTAATATTTCCAAAGTTTCTAAAATCATTATCAGGAAACCGAGCAAATTGTTGATAATCTTTGAAGCGTAATTCTGGTTTTACACCAGTTAATTTATTGGTTGGTAAAATAGTTGGGTGGAACAATTTGTACTGTGAAGAAGGTAAAGGAAACATCTCTGGACAATGTAATTTTACAGCGGCATCACTTAATACTCCTGCTCTAGCCATTTTATATTATATATTATATATTTATTTTATAATATAATATATTCATCAAATCTTTTTCTAAATGGACTTGGCTGTTCTTTTTTCTTATGTAAATCAATAAATAAAAAAGGGTAATTAGAACCATCACCAATTGCCTGATTATAAACATTATAAAAGGTTTCTTCATCAATCTCTCCAGCCACACTTTCAAAAATATCTTTTAATTCGCCGATGTCTTTTGTTTTAAATAAAATAAGATTTGTACATTGATTCCTAATAACCTTTGATAAGCCTCCTGTTTGACATTTAAAACTTTGTAACAAAAAAGCTAAACTAATTCCTACCGCTCCTCCTTCTGCTAATTGACCACAATGCCGAGAATATGTAGATAAGGCATTTAGTTTTCTTGGTTTAGAGTACAACATAGAACCAAGTGCATCATCAAAAAGAGCCACAACCTTCGGAGGACGACCGTTATATTCATGCACTGGTTTTGTAAAATCTTTATCATCACCAAAAAACATTATTAAGTCTTCATCATTAAGAATAGCATTTGGACTATTAATTGCTTTCATCATTTTGTTGTATCTTCTTAATTCATCTCTATAACGATCTAAATCTTTGGCTTCATCTTCAATTATATCTTTGATTTTATCTATAACTTTTGGACAATCAGGATCTTCAAATGTATGTTTTACTTTTAATCTTTTCATTAATTCTGCATTTGATTTCATAGTTGGACTTACAACTATACAATAATCATATCCCATTTGTTCAATCATATTGACCATTGCTGTCGTCTTTCCACTGTTTCTTTTTCCAATAGTAACATTTACAAAATGACCACGAGGCATATGAGGTGGTGTTTCAATCTCCCCACTATGATGTTTAGGAGGCACAATATTTAAACCTTTTACCTTTTGTGTCTTCATTAATAATATATTATATTATATTTTGTTATATTATATTATAATGAGCGAAGAAGACATATTATGTCCTATTGACTGTGTGAGAGTTGGTTGCCCAGAAGCCGATTGGTTAGAAAAGCATAATACATTTGTTATAACTGTGATAGGTTCTTTTTCTGCTTTGCTAGGTGTTATTTTTGCATATTGCTTGAAGAGCCGATGTAAAAATATTAAAACACCTTGTTTCAGTTGCGACCGTGATGTAGTTGAATTAGATAGCAACCTAAATGCAATAAGCCCAAGAAATCCTAATACAATTAGTTCCCAAAATGTTGAATTACATTAATATATATAATTTTTAACTTAAAGAGCATTTTTTTTATTATATAATCATTATATAAAAATGGACTCCGATGGACATGAACACGCTGTTATGGCTAAAGTTAGTTATGATTATCATTTAGAAAGCCCAGAATTTGCTCAAAATGAACTGGAAGAATATGGATATGATGATTATATAATAGACAACGAATTTAGTGATGACCATGCTGTAACAATAATAAAACCTGATGGTTCTGCTGTTATATCTTACAGAGGGACTAATCCTAATTTACTTCAAAAAAGTGCAGATTATGATTTGATGGCTGATTCATTAATTTTTGGTGGTTATCATCAAAGTCCAAATATGCAATTTGCTGTAAATTATCTTGCTGATTCCATAGGAACACAGACCCGTTTTGTAAGAGCAGAAAATCATTATAAAAAAGTAAAAGATGTATATCCAGATGTTACACTCATTGGTCATTCACTTGGGGGTCGGTTAGCCAGTTATGTCGGAAGAAAATACAATGAACAAAGTTATATGTATAACAAAGGCTCTTCTCCTCTTATTGACCCATTTTTTGCTGGAAGTGGTAATTTTCCAAATCACAAGCATTACACTACTGGAACTGACCCTATAAGTTATGGGGCAACCTTTGATAAATCAGAAACATTAATAGATATTCCAGAACCAGAAGAAAACTTTGATTATATAACTCATAGTTTGAATTATTTTTTACCTAAAAAAATAGGTAAAAAAAGCAAAGATGGAAAAAATATTATTTCACGACAACCAAAATATTTAATGCCTATTAGAAAAAAAGATGGAAAAAGAATTAATTTTTGTGATTTATTTCCAGATGATGAGTTATGTCGTGGCGAAGGTTCTTAAGCAGGTTCTGTTGGCTGTGAAGCTGGCTGTGCTATTTGTTTTGTGGTTGTTTGTTTTTTTTGTACAGTTGTTTGTGTTGGTTTTGTTGAAAATCCAGCATCTGCTAAATCTTTTCCAACTTTATCTAATAATCCACCAGTTACGTCTTTATTTATTTGTTTTAATACTTGTTTAACTCTAAATGGATCAGCTTTTACTTCATCACCGTGATGATCTACTAATTGTCTTGGTTTTGTTGGTTCATGTACAGGCATTGTTGTAGAAAGCGGGTGGAAATGCATAGCATTTGCGTTGTAAATAGCTGCTGTATCAAGAGTCATTAGCGGAGTTTGTGCAGCTGTAGATTGCTGACTCAAATATATGTTGTAATGTTGCATTTGCTGATAATATGTTAATGCATCATTATGTAATTGATTTCTTAATGCTTTATTGTAAGCATCTGTGTTATCTGAAAAATTATTATTTAAATTTGTTATCATTGTTGCATATTCATTTCGTGCGTGTACAAGATATTCAGGGCTGTATTGTGATTGATAATCACTGGCTAATTTTTCATCTGGTGTTTGGGCGACATTTGGATTGATGCTATAAGTTCTTGTTTTTGGATCATATATGTAAAAATCTTTGGAATATCCAGCTAACTGTAGGTCATCTTGTAAATGATGGAAATCTAACTCGCCTTGAGCTGTTAGTTGAGCATCGTTATAAGTTGGTAGTTTAGAAAAATCACCGTCATCGCCTTTTGCTAATTGTGTTAAATAATCTACATATTGTTGCAAAGTCATACCAGCTCTTGAAGCTAAAATAATTTGAGCATCAGTTGGTCTCCATTCCCCTACTTTGGTTGGGTCAGTTTGTAAGAATGCAGAATCAATATCATAAAATCCAACTTTTGAAATTTGTTCTTCTTCTGTAGTAATTGATTGAGCTTGTGCTACAACATCTACATTTTCTTTTGCATTATCAAATTGTATTTCTTTATATTTTGACTGCTGTTTCTTCGGGTCATCACCAAGAGATTGTAAATCAATAAGCTGCGGTATTGTTACATTTAAATCAAATGATGTCTGTTTCATATTGTTAATATAAGTATTATATCTCTCTTTGAATGTTGGGTCACTTAAAGCCATTTCACGCACATTGTCCGAGAATTTATCTATTGTTTTTTCACCACGAGACGTAATATATCCTTGAATAATATCAGATTGAGCCGATGCTTGAGCTGATTTGTTAAATCTATCCATAAAGGTTTTATCAAATTGAGCATCTCTTTGAGTTTTTTCATCAAAATCTTTAGGTAATTTTCTTTCTTTATTCCAGCCGTTGTATATTTTTTGTTGGGCAGTAGCCATAAGCTGATGATGGAAGTTAGCTTGACCGACATTCATAGACACAGCCAAGTCCGCCTGTGATTTCCAAACCTTCCCTGCTTTATCATCTAAAAATTTAGAGTCATCATCACTTAATGAACCAGGATCTTGATTTTTTAAGGCACAATCTGATTTATTTCCACATATTTGAGCTATTACATTGTGTGCTACATATTTTTGATATAAATCAGTTACTTTTTTATCATCATCACTTGGTTCTTTTGTTGGTTTGTCTGGATTAGATGGATTAGTTGCGTTATCTGTGAATAGAGTTTTTACATTAGATGAAAATGAACTCCATGTATCACCATCTACATCAAGTTTGTTATAAGCATCATCTCCATATATTTTCTTGAAAGATGCTTTTGCAGAATCCAGATTGTAATTATTGCTTGGTAATAGTGCAATAAGAACTTTTCTTTCTTTATTTTCATTATTTATTTTATCTATTTTCTTTTGACGGTCTTCTCTTTCTTTCTGTTCTTTACCATCTTCTACTGCTCCAGTGATTGCTGAAACTGCAGTTCCTATACCCGCAACAATCCCCCCGACAAGAACGCTCATACCAAGAGTTTCAGGAGCTGTTGCAAGAGAAACAGCGGCAGTCCCTGCTAAAAATGCTGTCCCTGTTATTGCGGAAGCTGATGCACCTGCTTCTGCGTTATTCAGACCAGCATCTAAAAATGCTTGGTTAAGAGCGATATCAATAGGAGCAAGAGCGAGTCCAGCTATACCGCCTTCTGCAGTTCCACGAAGTCCGCTAATAGCGAGTTGTCTTACTATTGATTCCGAAGCTGCTTCGGACGCTGCTATACCAAACTTCTGTAAGGC